TCTATATCAAAAGATGATGAGATTAAAGATAGGGCATGGAAAATAATTTAGGCATTTTGACTAAATGGGAAAGCCACACCGAGATGGCACAAGGAAAGAGAAATGAATGATGACACCATGACTTCCGATACAACGGAAAGTGGAAATCTAACAGTAACAGATGCAGCTTCAGCTATTGAAGGTATGTTATCTGCACCAGAGGACTCCACAGAGCAACCAGAAGTTGTAGAAGAACAAACCGAAGAAGTAGAAGAAGTAGAGGAAGCAGAAGACCAAGCGGATTACGAGGAAGCTGTAGAAGCAACCAAAGATGAAGTGGAAGAAGATGTAGACTCCGAAGTTGAAGAACCTGAAGAAGTTGAGGAAGAACAAACTTTCACCATAAAAGCAGCAGGTGAAGAAAAAGAAGTTACCCTTGATGAGCTAAAGAAATCTTATCAACTCGGCTCTGATTATACTAAAAAGACTCAAGAAGTAGCCGAACAGCGTAAAGTCATTGAGCAGGAAGCTAAAGCTATTATTGAAGCTAGAAAAGTTAGAGATGATTATCAAGTTAAATTGCAGTCAATAGAAAAATTATTGGAAGGACAAAATGACAGTCCAGAAGAATTGGCAGCAATGAAAGAGAACGACCCAGTAGGATATGCAGTTAAGGTCGCAGAGATGACCGAAAAGAAAGAACAGTTACAAGCTATTCAAGCTGAAAAGTACCGCCTTGCTCAAGAGCAACAAGCGGAGCAACAAGCACAAATGCAAAAGTTTGTAGAATCAGAACAAATAAAACTAGCAGAATCCTTACCAGAGTTTTCAGACAAAACGAAAGGCGAACACATCAGAAATGATATTCGTAGCTACGGAAAAAAGATGGGATTTACAGACAATGAGTTAGCTCAAGTCTACGACCATCGTCATGTATTGGTATTACATAAAGCAGCACAATACGACAAATTAATGTCAGGTAAAGCTGGTGTTAAGAAGAAAGTCGCTAAAGCACCAAAGACTGTAAAAGGTGGTGCTAAAGTAAAGCAGAATGTAACCGATATACAGAAAAAACAAATGAAACGGCTACAGCAATCTGGTTCAGCTAGAGATGCAGCAGCCATTTTTGAAAACTTTATTTAAGGAAAAACAATGGCAGAATTTAGAACTTATACAGCGATTGGTCAAAGAGAAGATTTAAGCGATACTATCTTCAATATTGCACCAACAGAAACACCAGTAGTTTCATCTATTGGTAAAACAAAGGCAACAGCAACATATCATGAATGGCAAACTGATGACCTAGCAGCAGCTAGTTCAGCAGGTCTTTTAGAAGGTGCTGATGCTTCAGGTGCTTCTGATACTCCTACAGTTCGTGTAGGTAACAGAACACAAATTCAAGGTAAAACAATTCATGTATCAGGTACTCTTGATGCAGTTGATAAAGCAGGTCGTAAGACAGAAACAGCTTACCAACTAGCTAAAGCAGGACAAGAGCTAAAACGAGACATGGAAAAAACTATTCTTGGTAATGTAGCTCAAGATGCAGGTGCTGCTGGTTCAGCAAGACTTCTTGGCTCTATCCAAACATGGTTAAAATCAAACTTCGTAACAATGACTGATGGTGTTGCACCAACAACTGCGGATGGTAACAACACTCGTACAGATGGTGCTACTGCTGCTGCATTTACAGAAGACAAACTCAAAGAGTGTGTTAAGTCTGTATTTGAAAATGGCGGTACTCCAACTATGTTGGTTGTTCCACCTACACAAAAGCAAGTAGTATCTACTTTTGCAGGTATTGCAGCACAGCGTTATGAAGCTCCAAAAAATGCAGCAACTACAATCATTGGTGCTGCGGATGTTTACTTATCAGACTTCGGTACTTTATCTGTTGTACCTGACAGATTTATGACTGCTGATGCAACTCCAGCGGAACAAGCTCTAGTGCTTGACCCAACAATGGCAGCTATTGCAACACTGCGACCATTTGAGTCAAACCTATTAGCTAAAACTGGTGACAGTGAAAAACATCAGATGCTTAATGAGTACACTCTACAAGTATCTAACGAGAAAGCACATGGTATCGTTGCTGACTTGGCAGTTTAATTTAGGTTAAACATTGATATTGCCCCTTCGGGGGCAGTATTACTATTGAGAATAATATGAGAAAATTTATAAAGCATGATGGAGTAGTAGAAACAAACCAAGATGTTACTGACATCATTGAAAAGAATAAACAAGAATACAATAACAGCTCAACAAAATGGGGTAATGATGTCTTTGATAATAAGATAGCATCTATACCTTTGACTGTTGTTGATGATCTAAACAAGCAAGGAATCATGAGAGGGTTTCATGTATTAGACCAAAAGAAATTCTTTGCATGGTTAAACGACCCAGACAATAGATTTTTTAGAACAAAACAGGGCAGAATCTAAATGGCATTTTTTACAGACTACACTACATTACAGGCAACTATTGCTAGTTACTTGGCTCGGACTGATTTAACATCAGAAATTCCAGAGTTCATTAGATTAGCAGAAGATAGACTGTTAAGGGACTTACGCATAAGACCTTTAATTAAAGTTGCTACAGCTGAAACTACAGCAGGAGATGCAACAGTATCTTTGCCTTCTGATTTTGTATCTATGAAAGATTTACATATACAAGGCAACCCACCACAAACAATCAAATTTTTATCTACAAGTAATTTCTTTAGAAATGCACAAACTTCTATATCTGGATTACCTAACCGATATACACTATTGGGTGCAGAGTTTCAATTTGCTCCAATTCCTGATGGTCAATATACATTACAAATGGTTTACTTTCACCAACCAGAATATTTAAGTGACACTAACGCATCTAACTTGTGGTTAGCTAATACGCCTGATTTATTATTATATGCAGCACTAGGTGAAGCAGAGCCATTCTTAATGAATGACGAAAGATTAAATACATGGGCAAGTATGTATGACAGAGGTATGATGGCTTTACGCAAGAGTGATGATGAATCTGAATACCCAGCTCAACCACTAACTATCACTAACTCAACGAGGTAAACAATCATGACCGACATGGCAAATTATTTAAAAAACAAACTGCTTAATTTAACATTAAGTGGAACTGCATATGCAGGGGTAAATGACCCTTATGTATCTCTATGGACTTCAGACCCAACAGATGCTGAAACAGGAACAGAGGTTTCTGGTGGCTCTTATGCTAGAACTCAAGGTTCTTTTGCTTTAGCTACAACAGGGGATACTGCTAATGATGCAGACATAACCTTTCCAACTGCGACAGGTTCATGGGGAACTGTTGCTTACATTGGCTTACATGAATCAGCTACAGGCACAGGCAATATGATTTATCATACTGCATTAGATGTATCTAAAAACATTGAATCAGGAGATATATTTAAAATATCTTCTGGTGACTTAACTGTAGAATTAGATTAAGGATAAAATATGGCTCTGATTGTAAAAGATAGAGTAAAGGAAACTACAACTACTACAGGCACAGGCACAGTTACATTAGCAGGTGCAAGTGATGGGTTTCAATCTTTTGCTGCTATAGGTAATGGCAATACAACTTACTATGCTATTACAAGCGGTGATGATTACGAAGTAGGTCTAGGAACTTACACAGCTTCAACACTATCCAGAGATACTGTATTAGAATCTAGTAATAGTGGTAGCAAGATTACTTTGTCTGGCACAAGTGAAGTGTTCTGTACTTACCCAGCAGAGAAAGCAGTAATACAAGATAGTGACAATACAGGCATAGCACCACAGGTAGGTGCAACTAATGGTATTTTTGTAAACAATCAAGTAGTAGGAACTAGCTATACCTTACCAACAGGTTATAATGCTATATCAGCTTCACCTGTCAGTTTAGATACAGGTGTTACAGTAACAGTTCCTGCTTCTGGTAGATGGGTGATAGTATAATGGCTACAACAATAAACGCAGACACAAGTGAAGGACTAAAACTAACTTCAGATACAAGTGGTGAGTTAGAACTGCAATCAGCAGGTGTAACCAAAGCTAAAGTCACAGCAAATGGTCTACAAGATGCTAATGGTAATTCTATTACTGGTGGTATGTATCGTAACCTTATCATCAATGGTAATATGCAGATAGCACAAAGGGGGACGAGTTTTACAGGCTTAACAGGAATATCTTACAATTTAGATAGATGGGAAACAACTGCTTATACTATGACTGGTGGGCAATATCAAGTTGACCAAAGCACTGATGCTCCTGAAGGATTTGCGTATAGCCAAAAAATAAGCTGCACAACAGCACACACACAAGATGTAAATAACCAATTTTATATTCAGCAACA